GTACTCTTTTAAATACAGGAGGACGACCTTTACCTTCCCAAAGTGCTTTTTCTTTTTTGCCTAATTTTTTCTTTAAATTGTAAATTAAAGATTTTTTACCAATATACCTTTTACCCGTTGGTAAATGTGTTGTTTGATAGATGAAACCAAATGCACCTTCTGGAAGGTCAACGATTTCATTGATTTGTTCATTTAAGTAATACCACATAATGGTGAATGTATGAAAAATATTTTAGGTATCCCAGCGAAGTACAAAAGTAGTGTCAGTTTCATCAGAAGCTCTAACTGGCTGACCAAGTTTACCTACTACTAATAATTCGTTGTCTTCATTATAAAGACCAATTGTAGTAACATAAGGTTTAAAAAGTGAACCTGTTGCAAAATCTGCTAATTCATGGGAATCTTGAGATCTTATTTTTCTTGCTGAAATGTTTAATGTGTCATTAAATTCATATTCATCTATTGTACATTGATATTCATGTTCAAAAATTAAATGTGATCCTTGAAAATGAACTTTATATAAAACAGGTTCAGGATTTGTATTATTTGAACCTATAATTACTTTACTAAGAGATCTTCCACGAAAATTAGAAATAACATAAGCATTTCCATTGTCTATAAATCTAAGATTATTTAATCCACTAGCATTATCTTTAAATCTATAATCTGTTAATGTACCACTTTCATCAAAATTACCATTTCCCCCTATACCAAAATTTTCTATGAAAAAATCATTTGTAGGAAAAGTTCTTTCAAGTATTCCCCCAGGTTTAGCTAAAGGAGTTGAATTTACATAATAAGCTGATAATATATCCCATGGTACTTCTAATCTATATTCCCATAATCTGGTACCTTGTGTTTCGGTTCCAAAATTAGTTGCAGGAATCCATCCATTTACTGCATCAAATTGTGTACCCCATCCTCCTGCAGCAAACCTAGTACCTGTTGGTTCAGATATAGAGGAGGCTTGACTTGTTAAAAACATTTTAGTTCCATCATTATTAAATTCTATGGATCTTACTTTTATAGGATATCCTTCTGGTGAAATTAAAGATGTTAAATCTAATACTTTTCCTGAATGTCCATATCTATAATTTACAGGATTTCTATTAGTTGCTAAAGATGATGAATCAGTAAAAGCTGCAGGTTGATTATCTTTAAAATATTCACCTGTTATTTCTATACTGCTTATATCCCAAGGTACTGCTAAATTATGTTCTATTATATTGTAAGTAGAGTCTAAAGGAGTATTGGGACCACTTGGTAAACCAAGAGGATTTAAATAAAGATCAGGACCCATAGAATTATTTCTATGATCTCCACTATCAAATCTAACTTTTGCTGAATCATGTGCTGTGAAAAATTTAGTACCATCTGGTTTAAATGCAAGTGCCATTGGGGTTAATCCTCCTTGTCTATAATATTTTTGTGATGGGGTAACAGTTTGTTCTGCTATCATACTACTAAATTTATAATATTCAGTACGATATACTTTAGCTTGATCTATTCTTAAAGAATCAGCAGTCCAATTACTAGCATCACGGACAGGTGTTTGTGTAGCGGGGTTAGATCCACTAGATATATTCCAAGGAACAGTAAGAGGTATTTGAACTATTCCTCCTAAAAATCTCCAATAGGTTGATCCAGAACTAGCATGATTTTTAAAAAGATCAAGATTATTATAAGTAGCTGGAGGTATAGTTGTGGAGGATGGGTTTACTGTTTGAAAATGGGTATCCATTTCAGCCATAGTAGGATGATTAGATCCTGATAATATATCATGACCATTTCCAATTAGATATAAATTCATTCCATCAGGTGAAAATTTTATATCATGTGTATTATTTAAAAATAAATAAGGAAGAGAAGATGATATAGTTGCATATGAAGCTGTGTGTCCTAATGCGTGAGCTGTTGTACCCGTAAGATAAGCTCCTGATCCTACATCATTTCCTGTTGTGCTTTGTGAAACAAAAGAAAAAGGAGTACTTAACTCATGTTTATAAACCGTCATTGGGTGTTTATGTCGTAGACTTCTATCTGAATTAGAATATCCTGCGTTAACATTACTTAAATTACTTTCTCTTCTTTCTACATAAAAATGTTCTGTTCCATCTGGTTTAACATCAATCCCACCATGCATTGGTGTTGCATTACCATCAAAAGGTTGATTATTATAATTAAATTTAAATGTTCTTTCAGCAATTCTATCTACATTATGAGGATTAAATTCAAAAATTGCTTTAGTAGGTACGTCTATATCTTGTACATTTGGTTTTGTAATTGTTGCAAAACCATTTTGATAAAAAATATTTCCAATATAAGGAGAAGCATCTATACTTTCTGATATATTTTTAATTGAAGCTGTATTAAATTGATTATTCCATATATTTATACAACTTAAACTTCCATTAAAAAATTTTGTATCTGATCCTAATGTTTCATCTTTACTTATTATACCTTTAGAACCTATATATAAATTAGCTAAATTTCTTGTTTCTTCTAATACACTATCAGAAGCTTCTATAATTTTATTACCATCTATATGAATTTCCATTACAGATGATGATTTTTGAACTAAAACATGGTGAAATTCAGGATGTTTAGAAGAACCCGTTAGTTCAGCACTTATAGATATTGTTTGTTTTCCATCTGATCTTGCAAAATATAATGATTGACTTTGCATGTAAACCTCAAATGGAAATTGAGGCTGAGAAGGTATGTCTAAAGGTTGAGAAGAACCTGATTTTGCAGTATTTTTAGTTGTTTGAGTACCAGTATTTAAATCACTTGGAGATACTGTTTGTGTTCCACTTTTACATATAATATAACGTTTCGATTTATCGTAAAATACACTATTTGGTCCTCTTGGAACTCTTCTTACTGGTAAAAAGGTTTTAGGTGAGCTAGCTAAAGAAAAATCTTTAGGGAAAATATGATTTGGCAGAATTGCAGGAGGTAATCCTGTTCCTTCAAAAGGGTAAAGATAACCAACATATTGATTAGGATGACTAGGAAAAGATGACGATGCTTCTGTAGATGTTAATAGTGTATGTGGTAGAGCATCTGGGAGACTAAAATCTGCACTATCTGCTTCTAAATTTTCTTTTAAAAATTTAAAATCTGGATTTATAGTAAGTTCTAAAGGAAAAGCAGCTGTTGCATTTTGAAAACCCTTTATTATGTTTAAATTTTCATTTGCTGTGTGCATTTCTGTTAATGTGGGTATATACCAATCATTATATCCTTTAAACATAAGTCCATCTATAAGAGTACCTGCAGTTCCTGTAGCTGCCCCATCTGCATTTCTCATATTTACAGTTTGTGCTTTACCATCCCCTATTTTAGGTGTAAAACCAGGTCCTGTTGTTACATTACCTACTCCTGCGTTAGCGTTTGCTCCATCTACTCCCCAAACATATGGTTGACCTAATTGATTAGAAAATGTTCCTATTGCCTCTTTAGATATAATATAAATAAAAAATGGATCTACATCAAATATTCTTCCTCCTCCAAAATCTAATCCAATACTTGATGATGCATTTATTATTTTACCTCCTACAGGATTAGGATCTATCCAAAAAGATATTGAAAAATCTTCATTATTAAAATTAAATTTATCATTATGAGGAGATGTTATGTATGAACCTACTTTACTATCAAAATCTATTTGTGAATAATTGTTCCCATTAACTCCTAAATTACTATTTCGACTAAAATTGACTTTTTTATATGTAAATTCATTATAATAATAACTTTCATCTGTTTCTAATAAATTATTAGGAGTGCTATAACGAGGTGTTGCATCTGGGTGTTCTACTCCTCTTCTCCAAAATCTTTTAGTTATTCCTACTTCTTTATTTTGTGGATCAGTTAATTTAACAGCATATCCAGGAATAGTATCTAAATCATATGCTTTAAAAGCATTAACTGGTTCTAATTTAAATACATTTTTTCGAATGTCTGAAGGGTAATGGTTTATGTTAGTACCACTAATAATAAGATTACCGTAAGTATCATCTACTACTTGATAATTGCTTGAAGAAAGCAAAAATTCTCCTGGTTTTACTTCATGACCATATAATCCTGCTGGAATAGATAATATTTGAGCATTTTTATATAATTTTCTTTGTTGTTTTAAATAATTATTATATCCAAATCTATCAAAAATATTTTTTTTAAAATTTCTATAAAAAAGATGATCTAATTGATTATATTTAATAACATTTTTAGTATCACCTCCATAAGCACCACTAGATGTACTATACTGAGATACAGATTCTGAAGTCCAACTAACACTGTGCCATGTTATTTGATTTTCTTCGGCTGATTGAGAAGTAAAATTATATTGTTTATGGGCATTAAAAGGAACTACTGCGTAATCTTGGGCTGTAAACTTTTTATAAGCTTCTGACATTTAAAGGACATTTTAATAATCTAATTTAACTCTAATAAGTGCTTCCTTTGTAAAATCTTTAACAACTGGTTGACTTAATTTTGCTACTGCAACTAAATCATTAGAATCATTATATAAACCTACAGTTGTAATGTAAGTTACTGGGTTATTTATCATACTACTATAAGTTAAATTACCTGTATTATCTGTAAATGAAGGGTTTGTTGTATAATTAAATTCAAAGTTTTTAGCTCTTGCAAAATAATATTGTGATGTTATTTTTTCTTCACTGTCTACTATAAACCCTCCTGCTGACATTGATATTGCATAAAATAATTGTTCTGGATTACGAAGTGCACCAATATAATCATATTGGTTTAAAGGTCCTCTTGATATATTAGGAGCTAATCCTGAAAAATTAGCTGTACCCATAGCTGAAGAACCAGTAGTTCCAAAAGCTGATGGGTTTAAAATGATTACACCTGCATCTGGGTAAAATAAACCATATGAAGAAGTTACATTATTACCTGTTCCAATTTGTAAATGGGTACCATCTTTAGCTATTCCACTAGATCCTGATACAATATTAAATTGTCTTCCTAAATTAGTAAGTTTAGCAGAACCATTTGTTGTAACACTATCATCTGTAAGGTGAATTTCTGATTGTACCCCTGGAGATACTTGTATAGAAGCAGATATATCTAAATTTAAAGTACCTGGTTTTAAAGATTGTTTATATCTTGCTCTTGCTATATTAATAACATAAATATCATCTGGCACATGAGTACCAAATGTAAAAAATTGATTTTCATCTCCATAAATTAAACTTCTATAAGCACCATAAGTTGTTCTAGCAGCATTAAAACCATGTGAACCACTATCAGATGTAAAATCAGGAGAACCTGATCCTAATCTATTACCATAACCAACAGAATATTGTATTTCTGCTGCTGATGATGAAGGATGTATATTATAAACATCTAAATGAAACCATCCTGAACTAGTAGGAGAATTAAAATGTTGTACAGAACTTGTATATCCTGTTTGTAAATTGTTTGTGTTATTACTCCATGTTGAAGTTACTAAAGAATCTGTACTTACTACTATATCTTGTTGGCTAAATCTTGTTAAACTCATTTATTTATTTTTTATATACTTTCTGAAGGAGTTGCATCTGAAGCTGCAGCTGTTGTTATTGCTACTGTTTTAGATATTTCAAGTGGTATTGTTAATCTTGCACCTGTATTTCTACCTTCTATTGTAAGGGTTGTTAATAATTTTTCATTTGATCCAAATAGAGATGTTGCACTAATTCCTGTTATGCTAAGTCCTGATCCATTAACACTTTCTCCAACAGCTGTTGTAGAATAAGGTGCTGCCATTCTAGCTCTAGGTGTTTGTTGTCCACCTACACCTGAAAATCTTGAAACTAATCGTCTGTCTGCTATTGTGTAATTATATCCATTTGGTTCTGCTAATCCTGTTGTTACACCATTATAATTAAGTGTTTTAGGAGTAAGAGAAAATGTTCCACCAATAGCTAATTTTATAATGTTTATTCCCGCATCAATAAATGGTATTACAGAAGTTCCTCTGTCTAAAGTTATTAATTTATGACGCATTATATGATTTCCATCTGGAATAGCTTCTATTACAGACATGTTTTCGATTGCTTCTCCTGAATATTGAGAACCATTTGGGTGGTTTTCATTAAACATAGTGTAATCTATTTCATCGTCTCCTAAAGCGAATTGTGTTATTTTAAAAGAACCATCATTACGTGCAATTAATTCACGTCCTCTTTTAGTTAAAATTGCGTCTACTGTGATTGTTGAACTGTCTAAATATCCCATTTTATTTGTGTTTTGTTATAAATATAAATTGTTTTAAAAATATGTTATTTTTATTTAGTTGCTTGGAAAGTTGTTGATTTTGTTAATATTCCTCCTTGTTTTAAATAATATTCTAAATTGTTTTTTATGTCTCCATGTAAATGTTCTGATATTAAAGCTATTCCTAAAGTTCCAATTCCTTGAAATAATTCTGTAGGTTTATCTA